TCTAGCACCAAGTCTTCCAGCTTCTTATCGATGCTCATAGCAGGAACGCTGCCGTCATCAGCAAAAATAAGACACTCAACATTACCACTATCGCCCATTCCAACATAGGTGTCCACCTCCAGTTCTAACTTCATTTTAGATAGTCTCCATAGATTTTAAGAAAGCCCATTACATCACGCTTTGCATCAGAGTCGAGCAAGTGCCCATATTCTTCAGGATGATTAAACTTGCTAACCAACTTAACAGCAACCTTGATCTGTGCTGTCAGTTCCTCATTGACCTCTTCCAAGTCTTTGATGCGCTCTTCTAGCTGCTCCACGGCTGAATAGTCCATAGTGTCGTAGTCAGCGTCGTTCCAGTAGTCATAAGAGTATTCAGTCATTTTAAACCTTTCAGTATTGATGATATAAAAGCAAAGCAACCTATCAGTAGTGCGGATGTCATGTGTTCTTCTCCTTTAGTTTGGCTTCAGTTTCAAATACCGCATAACGAGAGTTCATTGCCATAAGTTCTTTTTGTTCTAGACCCGTCAGCCCAACCCATTCTTTTTGTGGTTCCGCATAACAAAGACAGGCTTCAAACTCTGGGCTATCCTCGTCTATAACCATATAATCCCACTCTGGACATGAGTGTTTGCGTTTTAACATCGCTGTTTCAGTCTCCGCCGACCTCGTGCATTCTTGGCATAAGCGACTAAATTGAATCTCAATCTCTTTTGGTATGCCGTGTTTTTGCAGGGCAATAATTAAATCTACTGCGGCTTCTCGCAAGAAACTCATTTATTACCTCCGTTCTTGTGCCTCAAAGTTGCCTCGCAAGCACTAGCAAAAGCCTCGCACCAATCTGGCCTATGCCTGTCAAAATCCAACAACTTGACCATCTCAACGTAGTTAAATGCGTCGTGTACGTCATCAGAAGTCAGCCCAACCCATTCACGCTTTGGTGGTGCGGTGTAGATTGGTGTTACTTCTCCAATTCTTTGTTCTTCTTTTGGTCTGTAATGGGTAAATCGTCTTTCCATTTGATGAGCAAACCAAAGATAACCGTATGGCTCATGTTCACGTTTTACCGTTTCATCGACACGTTCTTGGCTCATGTTTACGGCATCGACAGGTGCGGTGTAGAAAACTGTGACTTCAAATAGGTCTGGTTTTCCTGCAAGTTCGTCATATCGCCGTTTGTCACAGGTGCAGAATTCATCCAACCCTTTTCGTCTGAACGCATACACAGGCTCTGTTTCCGGCTGCGCTAGTGCTTGGCGTAGTGCTTGGATTGCTATACCTTCTGTAAATGCATACCTCTCCAAAGCCCCCAGCGCCATCTCTGCTGCTTTGCGTAGGTCAGTCATAGTGCCTCCTCGTTGATCTCATTCATGCGGCCTGTGTGCTTGTCATACAGAACTGCACAGGCTTTGCCAGTCTCTCCGCTGTATCGGTTCTTAATAACCCTGACCCTTGTGGTATTGCGCTCAATAGGGTCTTCATGCTGTGCTGACCTTTCTAATCCTAGCACCATATCAGCCAATTGTCCAATACTTGCTGAACCCCTTAATTGGGACAGACTAGTGGCTGCCCCCTCTTCATGGCCTTTACCCTCTGGCCTGCGTAGGTGTGACACCACAAACAAGGCAACCCCTGTTTCCTGCACAATCATCCGCAGCTTGGTCATAATCTCATCAATGGCTTTGCGCTCGTCACCATGATCCTGAGCAGACACCACGATAGAGACATGGTCTAGCAGGATGTACTTGCAGTCTAGCCCCTTGGTGAAGTACCTAACTCGATTGATGATGTTGTCGATTGCTGTAGAGCCAAAGCAGTCATAAAAGAACAGCCGATTAGAGCCTAAAGTCTTATCAAAGGCTTCCTTCTTAGATGCCTCAGTAGCCTCAGTCTCAGCCAAGTGCAATGGCTTATTGATCGCCAATGACATCAGAGACAAGGCTGTCCGCTTGACCGACTCTTCAAGAAACATAATCCCGATATTATCTTTGGTCTCACAGAGCAATTGCCAAATGACCTCACGAATAAACTGAGACTTGCCAAGACCAGAGCCAGCAGTGACCACAACCATCTCTTGCTGTCTGATACCGCCGGTCATGTCGTTTAGGCCTGCATAGGGATAATGTGCTTGAGCCTTCGGCAAGGGCTGCATCACTAACTCGAACAGTTCAGCACCGGCTACAATGCCATCGGGCACATAGGTCTCTGCTGCCCACCATGCCTTCACAAAGTCCGCAGATTTGTTGTCCTTGAGATAGTCGCATGCATCTTTGTAGGGCTTTGTCATCTTCATAATCTTGACCTTAGAGCCAAACAGATCAGCAACGGCAAGGGCTGCCTCCTGCCCAGGTTCATCAGCATCAAAGGCCAGCACAACAGTCTCAAAGCTGTCGATATACTCGAATTGGGCTTGGCAGTCCTTCACAGCCGACTGTGCCCCATTCTTGATTGACACCACAGGATAAAGCGACCCTGTCATCTGAAAGGCAGCTAGTGCGTCTAATTCGCCTTCACAGATAGTCAGGTACTTACCACCGGCAGGGTATCGATTCTGACCAAAGAGCAGAGCCTCTTTAATGTTGCCCTGAGACCTGAATTGCTTGTCTGCCACCACCCTGACCTTAAAGGCTACCTCGGTGCCTCTGTCATCACAGTAGGGATAGTAATGTTCTGTCCCTGATTGTCTGACACCATACGCTTCACAGGTGGCTTTAGTGATTCCCCTTTCAGGTATGCTTAGGAATTGACCGCTAAGGCCCTTTAGAGGCTCTACAACGGGTTTCTGAGTCATGTTGAGTACCTTACCCCTTCCTTGGTCTAAAAACCCCTCTAGAGGCCTGCTATGGGTTTTACAATTAAAACAGTATTCTGAGCCGTCACTGTACACTGCCCTAGCATCAGAGGAACCACAGCCATCGCAGGCGATGTGTTTAATGAATTTAGACTGTGTTTGCATTGATCCTAGCCCTTTCCTCTGCCAATTGATCCAGCACAGCCAGCAAAGCGACACAAGTACCAGATTCTGGCTTAGTGCGCTTCAAGGCCTCATAGACATCGTTTAACAGGGTCTCAATATCAGTAGAGCCATGAGCTAGTAGGTCTACACAATCAGAAACACAAAACCAATATATTCGTTCTAAGTCATCATTTTCCATTGAGTACCGCCTTTCTTTATTGTCTCTATAGAGTAAAGAATTAAAATCTTTATTAAAACCTTCTTTAATGTTAACTATTTAATCAATATAGTCTTTAATAGCAAGAATCGTGCCAGCTTATCTATCCCGCCAAGGATCGTCATCAAAATCCTCAATCCCCGCCAATGGGTCTAAATCGGCTTCTGTGCCTTCCTCGACTTCATCGGCCTCAGACATCAGGGAAACATTACCGACGGCACAGAGGTCTGTTTTAATCGATTTTAGGCACTGTTTGCACATGGAGACATATTCCATAGTGTGAAGTGACCTAATCGTCGTTTCATAATCGGTCAATGCTTCGTTACAGGATCGGCAGCGCATTATTGGTTCCTTTCTTGTTGAAGTATAGCATACCCAATCATTTCAGGTATCTGCGGCACTAAAGAATTGCCTAATTGTTTAAGTCTGTCCAGCCTGTTGGGTATCCCATCAGCCACTCTACCCAATTCGGGTTCAACTTTCCAGAAATCGGAGACACTAATTTTTCTGACGACACAATTTTTGGAACTGCTCCCTGCGCCTCGAAAACATCTTTCCCTATCATCTGCGCCGCCTCTTCCCTGCTCAGTTGACCCGCTAAAACTTTTTCCCGCAACATTCTTACATTCCCCTCCATTGGCCTCCAGACTGCCGTCGGTGTCGGCCATAGACGAGGCTCCAACACCTGATCTTGAAGTCGAATCTGTATTGGCTGACCACTTGGCCTCTTGAGATGACCCTCCTCCAATGCTTTCTGAATTCCAGGAAGATTGCTCCCGCCCGCCCCTGTGTCTGGGGTACGCCAGAATCCAGATCCTGTCCCTTTGGTGAGGTGCGCCAACGGCTGAAGCGGGTACACAATGCCATTCTGCATCATACCCGATCTGATCGAGGCTCCTGAGCACTTGATCCAATCCTCTAGAGCGAAGAACTGCGACATTTTCTGCGATGACCCACCTCGGCTGCGCTTCTTTGATGAGCCTGTGGAATTGCCACCAGAGGCCACTTCTTGCCCCTTCGAGGCCTGCTCCCTTTCCTGCGACTGACAAGTCTTGACAGGGAAATCCTCCTGTAATAATTTCAATTGTTCCAAGATCAGATCCTTTCAATGTAGAAACATCATCATATATTGGCACATTAGGCCAATGCTTTTTTAGCACTAAGTGTGTTTTCTTGTCGTTGTCGCAAAAGCCCACAGTCTGAAAACCTCCCGTGCGCTCTAGCCCCAACGAAAAACCACCGATGCCACTAAATAGATCAAGATGCCGCAGCTTCAACTTTGACCTCCTTTAATGGTTAAAGCATCAAAGGCACTCATGGATTCGCTGAAATGTGCCTCTCTCAATAGATCCTTCTCATAGGCTAACTTTAGCCTTTTCTCATCCTCTGCCTTGACTATGTGATAAGCGAACTCGATCAATGCATCCTCGTCACCGTACCAATTGCCCCAATCGCTATAGTCTAGCCTATCGTCAAGAATCTCTACCACCTCTTCATTAGTCAATAGCATAGTGCTTGTTCCCTTTCTTGTATAAAATTGGACACTTTCGATTCTAACACGGCATTGTGCACAGATGCAACGGCAAAGGCATCAAAGCCCCCAATGTGCCACCGATAAGTCTCCAATGGTATGTGGTCTAGTTTCCAATCATAAATAGTCGCCACAGAGCCATCTTCAAATTCAATGAACCATTCTGCGTTAGTTTTATCGCCTACGAAGATGCTAGGCGCTCCAAAGCTGCGGCACAGATCCGCATATGTTGTCGTGATATAACCCTTAAGGCTTGTCCCATTAACCTGCTCTGACCTGCATTTTTTATGCTTCATTTTTAACCCCTAATTGAACAATTCTAAATTCGTTGATGTCGTAATCCTCTGCTGTGCCACTACACAAAACAGGCTCAGGTTGTCCCTGTAAGAACAAGTCTAACTCTTTCTGCGCCTCTTCCATTGAGTCGAAAGTGATCGGGTTTTCTGCATCATCAGTCCAAGGATTAATCCATCCATAGAAGAATGTAAAATATTCTATTTGGTATGTCATGTCTTAGCCCTCCTCAATCGAGATCCCAAGGCTTCATCGTGATGATAATGCCTGCACAACCCAACAAAAGTACAGCGATGCTTGCATAGTCCCATGCGCTCATGATTAGGCCTCCTCTGAGCAATCTTGCTCTCTGTTGCGTGTGCCATAGGCTCTAGTGTCATCTGTTGCCAAATCGTCATTCTCCTCATAATTCTCTAGATGATCGTCAATGAGATGTCGAGCGATTTCGTGCCAATTGACATCAGACAGAAACGCTAGAGCATAGTCTTGCGCCAAACTTATCTCGATTTCATCATTGGTGATCGTAGACTCTGCCCATTCTTTCAGAGACTTGGGCAAGGTGTACTCGATGTCTGCATCATCCATGACCCAATAGTCACTTGGATTAATGCCGTCAAACATCTCAAGATTGACACGCCATGTTGCATAATTTGTCCAACCATTGTATGTGTTCATTTTTAATGCTCCTTTAGATTAATTGCAGATAGTTAAACAGTTTAGATTCTAGGTCTTGCAGATTATCAGATAATTCCGAAGTGTTTTCAATCATAAGCATTAATTGGCCGTCTTGAGTCTTCTCAATTACTGCCCCATGAGAAGCATACACGAAGCCCTTAGTGCCCTTGTCGCAACAGTATTCGGGCACATCGGCGACTATGTCATCGGACTCAAAGCGAGATGCAATAAACTGCTCAAAGGTTGGGTTAGTCATATTGTGTTGCCTTTCTTAGTCTATAGGGTTGTTTAGGGATGCGATTGCTATTGTCAATGTTACTAGCATTAGGACTGAGAGTAAATAACCTTCTACTGTGTGGCCTGTGAAGTGGAACAGTAAAGCACCAAAGCCATTCAACATTGTACCTATGAAGAACAGTGCTGAGAAGTGTATTGATTTCATTTTTGTTGCTCCTTTTGTTTAACTCAGACTCTACTATAACGCACAGAATTGCACCCAAGATACTAGGGAAAACCCGTATGTTGACAAATCTACTCAGGTATCCTGGCTTTGCACTACCTTGGTGCAGCTCAGGTCTGGGTTGCCCTTAATTGGTGCAACATCGCCATATATACTGCACCGCACCATTGCTGCATAGCAACATAGCCTGCACAAGTAAGCACTAACTAACTTGCTGCATTGCAACATAGACCTGGCATGATTCTTGCATAGCAAAGACTGTGCCATGCTGCACTGCAACATAGGGGGGTGGGGTAGTAGCTGTGATGATAATATTGTTGAACCACCACAGATACAAAAAAGAGCAAAATAGACACTATTGTCTTATAAGAAAAAGAGCATAAGAATCAATGTCTTATCTGTTTTCCTGCATAGCCAATACAGGTCTATGAAATCAGTGCTGGAATCTGTGCATTGCGAAGGCCTGAGCAGGCAACAATGACGCTACAACAGAAAAGTCAATAAAGGACTTGACAAATGAACAAAAATGTGCTATAGTGCTCTATATTGATAGCACAGAAACAACAAACTACTAGGTAGTGCCTTAAAAAAAACATACATTAACAACTTACCTTAGGTTTTGTGTTTTCTGTGCTGACCTATATTGGAGGAAACTTGGAAACAAAAGACCAAGATATTGTTCTTGTGTCTTCTTCCACGGATGCGTCATCTTTACCAACACAGGG